ACTCAACCTCTTCATAATGCTTGCAATGTTCAAAATCTTTTGCAATTCTCTTTGCTTCAGTTTTATTTTCTGCACCAACTGTTACTGAATAATATACAATTTTCTTTGCCTCAAATGTGTAACTGTTTAATAGATCTGACATGATTAAATACCCTCCAAGGTTAATGAGTTTGAATAATTGTTCTTGTTAAGTACACAAGACTGATGAATATTAAAGAGAGTTTCATAATTAACTCCCTCCCAATCTGACCACTCTGATACATAATCTTCAGCATCAAAGTCACCAGTTCCATCTACATTTTGTGGGCATGATTTGAAGTCATCGTTATCATCAACCCAGAAGATTCTACCGAATGATTGTGATTTAAACATGATAATCTCCTATCTTAAGTATAAGTAACCACCAGCCCATCCTGTAAACAATGGGTTGTGTAATTGCTCACGTTGATTAATAATTCTCATATCATAACGAACATACTTAGCAGGAGAATTGTAAGAAGCAGGTTTATAAACTTCACCTGTATTCTTATCAACGAAAGCATGAACACATCCTTCTTTATATTCATTTCTATCAAGAAATGTATCGAAGTCGTGTTGCATGATCTTGTAATACTTGCGTCCATTCTTTATAACGAACTTGGCAAGATTAGCAGTGCCATTCTTTACATCTTCTAACCGTTTTTTAGAGTAGTCAGAATCAGAACCTGCAAACATTCTTATTGAATGTTGCTTATAGTTTTCTGTTAATGAATCACAATAGGTTTGTGTCCAATCCAGAACTCTTTCAGATAATGTGGACATAAAACCTCATTTAGTTTGAAGTGTGGAAGAGAAGGTCAAGAGGTGCTTCACCTATCGGGGTAGGTACTAACTCTTCCCCTCCACTTCTATATAATAACCGATTTTGGGTTATTGTGGGGTAAATGTGGACAGCTTGCTGACTGTCACACTACCATGCTTTCTCCATTGTGAAATTAAAGAATGAGAATACCTCACGATTAATGACCTTATATGTACCAAACTCATTAGAGATTACATATCCCTCATGGTCACACATACTCTCACCTATGTAACAATCAACATCATCAAACCTCTCAATGTAATCAAACATTTCCAACTTGATTGACTCTACTAATTTCCATAAACGTAGAACATTTATGTCGCAATTGTTATCATCAGCAATTGCATCTAATAGTAAATCATCTAGTTCAATTTCATTGCGAATACATTTATTCAACTGCTTCTTAATCCTAGTGGCTTTCTTAACATCAACAAAGTCACATAAAGTGGCAATTTGTCTAGCAAATTTGCATGAGTTGTTGATAGTTTCCCTATTAGAATAAAGTGTTACATCAGGTTTGACCCATTTAGTATATTCTGTATCCCTTAAATCAAACTCATAAGGTTTAACAACTGCATTTCTTAAATCATCAATTGCCTCATAATATGTGTGAGGTGCAATGATAATTTCTGCATCAATAACCTCATCAAAGTAATAAGTTATTGTGTTCGGTGTGTAATGATCTTTACCACCAAAACCAATAAAATCACCTTGATAAATGCCTGGCAAAAATGGTAGATTGTCAAAGCATTTGTGTAAGATAGTGGCTACTTTACCTTGATGGTTAGTATCAATTTCCTCATGGGAATGATTGATCTTGATTTTAACTTTATTGAAGACAGATTTAGTGCCTACAAAAAACTTTCCATTGGCAGGATTAGTACCCCAAACTATTGCTGGAGCTCCGTCAATCTTTGCTGAAATGTTACTCTCAGCGATAAACCAATCTAATACAGATAGATCACCAGTTAGGATGCTATCTTCGGGGTGTTCGATGTGAGTGTTTTTCATACTTATAGTATGGCATAAAAAAACCCCTTTTGCAAGGGGTTGTGTGACAGTTACTTAACTGGTTGTGCCAGTTTCAAGAGTTCTTTAACTCCTGCCTCTAAGTATAAAATAGGGAGCAAGATTAAAGATAAACCATCACGAGGATAATCATTTAGCAATGACTTAACACTTTTAGTCTCAACTTTAGCCTCTTCGTTAACATCATCCACTTGAATTTTTGCGGGTGATGTATTTATTTTAGAAGCAGACTTTCTACGAGTTGTTGATACTTTTTTGCGAGGTGTGGTTGCCTTGCGTGTACGTGTCTTGCGTGTAGAAGTTGCTGCTGTCAAATTAGTCAATTTATTTGGACTCCTTCATTCTACATCATTAAAGGCACTCGTCAATCCATTGTGTACCACCTTGTTATCTGGCACACGCTGTTGAATTAGATCATTATACTCTTCATGCAACTCACATCCAATATAATGCCTACCCAAATCCCTTGCTACCATTGCAGTTGTGCCACTTCCTATGAACGGATCTAATACAATATCATTCTCCTCACTACCAGCTAATATGCAAGGTGTTATTAACTCAGGTGGAAATACTGCAAAATGTGAACCTTTATAAGGTTTTTTATTGATATTCCATACACTTCTCTTACGTCTTGTTGGTTCTTTGATAACATCTACATCAAAATAATAGTTCTGACTCTTACTCAATAAGAACATATATTCATGGGATTTAGTACACCTATCACGCACACTTTCAGGCATTGGATTAGGTTTATTCCATATAATATCTTGTCTTAAGTACCACCCATCAGCCCTTAATGCAAACGCTAACATCCACGGAATACCAATTAAATCTTTCTCTTTTAGTCCCTCTAATTTATTACCACGCCTCGCACATTTGTCTGGTAAATCTTGTTTAGTAGCAGACACAGTTTGTTTTACTAATGCCTGCCCTTTTCCTGGTCTATAGTTATAGTAACTATCACCAATATTCACCCATAATGTACCATCATCACTCAAACAGTTTCTAACACTGCGGAATATATTCACGAGGTTATTAATATATTCTTCTGGTGTATCTTCTAATCCTATTTGTTTACCTTCATCACCATAGTTTCTTAAACCATAATAAGGTGGGGATGTAACGCACATCCTCACCTTTTCATCAATTTGTGATAGTGTCTCACGACAATCACCAAATAAAATAGTATCTTTCATCAATAATCTTTTGGCCTACCATCTTGTGATTTGTACATATCAAGAGATGCTTGATCTCTTCTATTCTTTACATATTCTAACTCATGCCAACAATTTTCCACGCATAATAATAATGTATGAATCATTTTATGCCTCATTGGTTTACCACTTGTATATACGCAATTTGGTTTTGGTTTAACACCAGTTTCAATAGTAATATACCTTGAAACTGTGTTCCATCCTTGCTTTATACGTTTTTCATTATCAACTGGATCACCCTTAAAATATACCCACCCCTCTTCCCAATCACCATTTGGTCTTTTCCAAATAACATAATCGTCTACTTGGGGTTCATACATTATGCTCTATTTTGTTCTAATGTTTGTAATCCATCATCGGGGTGAGTAGAAGGAACTGCTCTTAATCTATTCGGAGCTATACCATCATCAATATAAACATTCAACCAACGATCACACTCTTCTTTGGTTAAACGATCTGATTGAGGGTCAATACTTGTCCATCCATTTGTAGATAATTCTTGAACCTTCCAAAGTTTTTCTTGAGTCATTAGATAATAATCTCCAGCACTAAGTATATATTAAAATACCCTATCAGTATAACCGATAGGGTACTATTTGTCAAATAAGGAATTCAGCGATGTAATAATCAACAGTGATTTCTAACTTAGCTGCTTCCTTTTCACATTCACTGATAAACTTTTCAATCATTTCATCAGTTTGGTTTAAAAAATCTTCTTTCACGAAAGCACCTCCAATCCAGATTTGTTGAATGTTTTGCCTAACATTGGAACATAAAGTTCGCCATCATCTTTTAGCATGTAAAGCATTTTGTTAAACCACTCGTTGTTTACACGATGCTGTTCTCTTGTCAATCCTTTGATGTAAGATTGACTCCACCTACCCCTGTATGCCATAATGAAGAAGTTTTAACATTTATATAATGCCATATTCACGAGGGAAAGTCAACTGACAGTGGACAGTTCCCGAAGTGCCACCATCTTTGTAAATAATCCTTCCATATTATAATATAACTGATAATTTTCTGTTGTTACATAATGGCCTTTGATGTCACTACCATCACAGTGCCAGCCATACGCTTTAACCCTCTCCTCAACACCATCTATCCTCATTTTCTTACTACCATCGAGGTAAGAATGGTATCGCTCGTCTAGGTTAATCATAGTTTTAGAAGGAATGTGTTGAGATTATAACATAATATATGTAATATATCTAGGACTTTAATAATGTCTTTACAGTTTTGTAATACTATTTAATAAAACCTTTCATAGTCATCACTAACTTGAACCTCTATAGTATCAAAGATTCTATTTAATGATCTAGCAAATATTCTATAACCTGATCCAACATATAATTGGCCTGCTACTACAGAAAATGTTGCAATGCCCCAGAATAGATAATAAAATCTGGATTTCACTTGATTTCTCACCTTATCTTTAGTTAACATAATTAATCCTCAATAAATTTTCTAGGGTTGTGCATGTTTTTAGCCATCTCAATAACCTGCTCTCGAATCTGCATCAAATCATCATAACATTGTTGATTGTACGCACAACTCCTCAAATGAGTATCAGGTTTCATTAACGACTCAAGAAAGATGGCATGAGCAGCATCCCATCTCTCAAAAGGAGTTAACTTTTGGTCTAATGTCTTTTGATCTTTCATTTAATGATCTCCCAATCTTTGTCATCACTCTCCATGATCGAAAATAGATAACGACCTGAAATAGATGATAGAAATACTCTACCATCCTTACGTTTATCTATGCGACATGAATGTAACCTATCCATTTTATTCACGAAGCGAGAATTAGCCTCTTTGGATTTAGGTTTGACGTAGAGAAATTCAGATTTCATTGAAAGGTTTGTATTAACGAAAGTATAACATAAAAAAAGGGGGAAGTAAATCCCCCTTGTGACAGTTTTAATCTGGTGGGTAATTGTCAGACTGTTTAGTATTTAAGTCACTGGAAGTTAAAACCAACTCGTTAGTAGAATCGTTTTCACCACCTTTACCAACAGGAATCATGTGATGTACCACCCTTTCATTAAATGAAACTAGATTTTTAGTTGGCCACCTATCTAAATCATCATTCTTATGCTGTGCTTGTGCTTGCATCATTTGCACTGTAGTGATGTTACGGGCATCATTGTTAGCAAGAATTGCTCCACTTTTCTTACAATCTTCCAATATTACATTGAAATGTTTTGTAAATAACTTTTCCCTTTCATCCAAATCAACCGCAGTTGCCCCAGTATGATACTGATAGAATGAATGAGTTTTAGAATCCTTTGCTCTTCTAGGCAACAGGATTTTCTCACCATCTACATCCAGTATAAAATCACCAGTTTTATCATCTACCTTATATCTTGGTTCAAAATTTTCATCAGCAGCATGTAATTCTACTAATTTATTAAGCAGACTGCTTAAGAAGACAGATGGTTTTTTAATCTGGTTTAATTTTTTGATATTATAAGATAATGATTTAGTATTTTTACCCTTATCAAGTAATCTCGCTATTGATTGAAATACATGTCTAAAAATTTCTTTACTGATTAATTTACCATATAAAGATTTAGGCATATACTTAGCAATCCACAACGATACATCATTAACAAAATCAATCTGTTTATTAATGTCATCATCTTTAGTTCCATAAAGAACATCTAATTGATTTTCAGATCCGCATGATCCATTTCTTAAATAATGGAGAAACTCTGCTAAAAATCTCACATCACCTTTTTTCTCTAAATCATATTTTTCACCTGAAAATATTTTAGGTAACTTTTTAAAGAATTGAACAACTGTAGGATGAGAAACAGTGGTGTTAATTGATAGAGATACTGCGGTAAAATCAGTAGACCTCTTTTCATTTTGAGTCATCATTTCGGACTCATTCAAACTAATAATCTGATCCCTAATGGCTCTTATATCACCCGAAACAACCCTTTGAATAATAACTGGTATGTTCAATATATCTTTTTGAAGTTGACTTTGGCAATCATTTTCCTCATCATATAATGAATCAAAAGTAACATCCCTTAGTTCTTCAACAAAAGGAAGTTGATTTTCATCTTGAGATAAGATTTTTATATTTGCCATCATCTTTTTAAAAAGAAAAGGAACAATAGCAAATGCTAACCTATTTTGGCCATCAAGAATGATGTATTTAGCACCATTTTTCTTTTTATTCTCTAACCACTCAATCATTTCAGACCATAGTTTTTGTAACTTAGGTTCTTGTCTCTTTTTTAACTGTAAATTATCTAGTACTATATCTATTCCACAAATTAAAAATCCTTGTACGCACCCATCTGTTCCCATTAAAGAACTTAGATATTCTAATGCTTTTTTTCCTCTTCTAGACTTCCATTTTTTTTCTTGTTGCAACCTTTGCAACCACTTATTATATGAAATTAATTCTTGATTTACCCAAAGTGTAGCAATATGCTCTAGTGTAGATTCACTTGTTACTACTTGGACATGGCGGTACAAAGTTGCACCTGAATACGCAAACGGCATAAAATCCTCCTTTGAAATTGACTTAGTAAAGTTTGTTTCGTTTAAAGTCAACTAATTGATCGTAACCAATTTCATTGACTGATATTAACAAGTATAACTTAATTAGTTTTACTTGTCAAGTATGTATTATATTTAGCATATAACACATCTTCCATACGCTGTGCCTCTAGTTCCCATGGCTGGTCACTATAGTCCGTCTGAGAGTGGTCTATGCCCTTCCAGAGGCGTTGATTACGCTTATCCCTTAAATCACCACGCACATGCTGTAATATGTGCCAGAGT